ACTCCGGAACGCGCCTCCACTTTCTTCCCTGGCCGGATGGTGGAATCGGTAGACACAAGGGATTTAAAATCCCTCGGCGTTCGCGCTGTGTGGGTTCAAGTCCCACTCCGGCTACCATGGGAAAACAAGAATAAAATCAATGATAAGCAGTGTCGTGTAAACCACCGAAAGGTGGTTTTTTATTGCCTAATTTTCGCCATTCGCCATTCTTTCGCCATTCGGCTTCACCACAAAAAGAGGGCATTACTGCCCCCCGACTACCGGAACTATAGGAATTTTTCTATCATAACGTGCTGTCTGTGACGCGTTTTTATGACCAGCGATTCCCTGTTTTTCGTTAAGCGTGCCTTCCAGATCCGATATCCCTTTTGCTTTTAAATCGTGGAAAGTGAATTTGAAGTCAAGCTCAGGAAATTCTTCTGAGGCAATGGCTTTCGCTTTTCCCCACTGTGCATTAAAGGCATCTCTTGTATATCTTAAACCTGACGGCTGGTGGATCAGGTATATACTAACCATTCCTGTATTTAGCGGGAGAGATTCAGCAAGCCTGACTGCTTTATCAAGCCGCTCCGTCCATGCCTTAATTTGAGGGACGGCTGTCTTGCTCTGCTGAATCATGATGCCTTCATTGAGGATCTGGCTTTTTTTCAGATCCAATATATCTCCCTGTCTGGCACAACATAAATAAGCAAGCTCCATAGCCACCTTCACGGGTGTGCCAGCAACACTTAATAAAGCCTCGTATTCCTTATCGGTGACATAGCGAGTTCTGGCTTTTTCCTTAAATTGCTTCACACCCTGACAGGGATTCATCTTCACTTTTCCACGCTCATATGCCCACCTGAACACCCTCGATATAAAAGCTTTCTCTCGGTTCGCCTGAACCCTGCTTTTAACACCTCTCTTATCCATATACTTCCTGATATGCTCAGGCTTAATGTTGTCTGGCTTCATCTTCCCGAAAACAACATTTACTTTTGAACCATATTTTCTGTAGTCCTTTCTGGTTTCGGTGGCCAGTTCATGAAAGTCGCCCGAATTAAAGAACTCTTCACAAAGTGCGTGGAAGTTAGAACCTGCCCGGATATCGTTGATGAAGTTTTCATAGGCAGCCCAGACCTGAGACTTAGTAAGATCGCGATTGCACAATCTCACAGTTCTGCCGTCTGGCGTTCTGAACTCATAGGCTGATTTGCCCCGGCGAACGCGGGGCGGCATCCAGTTATCTTCCGGGTTTTTGCGGATTCTAGGCATTACATGTCCTTAAAGTTTGGTTCTTCTTCCTCTGGATTGTTCACTACCAGCTTCAGGCCAGCAGGATTAGTTACATGATCCCATGTAGTTCCCGGCCTGCCGTCTTTTCGTGGTACAAAAAATACACCGCTTTCTTTCAGCGCTCTGCACTGAAGGGAGGGGCGGCGATAACCAGTAAGCTGATAGAGGTCATCAGGGGTAAGAAAACGTTGGCTTTGTCCGCTCATCGTATAGCTCTCCACTTAACCGGCTGCACCCGGTATTTATTTCTGCAATTTATCCTTCATGCTCTTAACTGTTACCGTAAGCAGATCGATATCAGTCACTTTGCCATGAATTATTTCAGCTATCCGCTCAACGATAGCGCGGTAGTTTGTTTGTTCGGCACCCTGAAGCATGGCGGCGCGGCAGGCGTTCCAGATTTTCTGTGCCAATAATTTATCGCCAATGTTATGCGCCAGCAGGCTGACAATCTGACCTGCCAGGCCTTTTGGCATTTCCTCCGGCAACATCGGCGCTGGCGAGGCGGTGTATAGTTTGATAACACGATGCGGGTCTGCGTTCGGCGTAATAGGGTTTGCTGTAAACAGGTAGCCGCAGCCGTATTTCTCAACATCACGCAATTCTTGCTCGTCAGTCCACGCTACAGGATCAGCCATCAGAGACGTCAGCGCCCGCTTCATCGCCGCCAACGACATCGCGGCATCTTCGTTTACTGCGCCGGGCGTCGTATCTCGCTCTTCTTCGAGCTCCGCGATTGTCTGCTGGAGCCATTCTTTGGTTAGTTCGCTCATGGGTTAGTCCTCAGTAACCAAAATCGACTTTGAATTCGTGTTCACACTCAGGACACTCGACCTCGACGCCTGTAGTTGCCGGAGTGTCATGTTCACAAACGCCAAAACGAGCATCGGTCCAAAAATCATCTTGCACGCTGATAATGTCGAAGTACTCCCCACACTCGGGGCATTCAGTGTGCAGTGTAATGCCCCATGCTGCTGAATGATTAGCCATATCACTCTCCTTTACCTGCTACGGCGGCGCGCTCAGCCTCACTTTGCTCCCAGAACCACCGGTGAAGGTTCAAGAGTTCTTCGTCGAGAGGAGCATATTTTCTGTCAAAGTAGGCTTGGGCATCTTTCTCCGCCTCGTCCGGCAATTCACCTGGACCAAACAGCGTGTTATAAATCCATGCCAACCCCTTTTTGGCGTCGCCAGTTCCCTGCCATTCGATGATTGCGGCCTGCATTACCAGAATGTTTTTCCCGATTAACAGGTCTAGTTCTTTGTGCCTGTTTCTGATGTATGCATTGTCGCTCTCAAGCTCAGAAATCCTCTTCTCGGCGGCTTCCATTTCATCCCGCAGCGCCGCAGCTTCATTACGAACCTTACGCAGTTCAAGCACAGCTACCTGCACCGCATAAGCGAACATAGCAGCAGGGCGGTCACTCACCTTTTCAGTATCTCGTTGCGTGTTGACAGCAATAGTCATCAGTTCATCCAGCTGTTCGCCGGTCATTGGTTTATTGGCTGTCATGATTTTGCTCCTGCTGCAATTTGTGTTGCTTGACGAAGTGGGCCACAGCCTTTGACTGGCTGACGACAATGGTTTTGTCATCCATGTCCAGCCAAACGGTTTTACCGCGATACAGTGAGGCCCGACCAATTTCCTTACCATCGAGCATCACATACAGAGATCGTCCGCGAATTTCTGTTGTCGGTACTGGTTGTGACAAGCGATAGAGTTCACGTGCTTCAGCAATGGCTTTATGTTCGTCCATAATCGACAGCGCCTCGGCCAGTGCAGTCCCTTCAAGAGTGAAGACGCCTTCATCACTGATCGTGGCCTGAGCCATCAGCTCAACGAAACGGCGTGCGTTCTTTACACTCAGCTCCGGCGCGATAGAGCTACGGGTTACTTTCGATTTACCCTGGGCAGCCGCTACAGCTTTATCATGTTGGAGTACTTTCCCGGCCTGTTCGCCATACTCCATAACGCGATCAACCGCGACATCGACTGACACAGCACCGGATTTAACCTCCTGCTGAACGTCATGGTTCGCCGTGCTGAGGAGCAGCAGCTTCTCGACGGTGGCCACAGACTTATTCACCAGCTTTGCTATCTCGCTGGTGGTCTGGTTGAAGGCGTTATGAAGCTCCTGAATAACAGCTGCCTGTTCCATATCGGATAGCGGGAGCTGGTTGTTACTGGTCATGATGCGCGCCAGGCGCTGAACATCGTTACCGTTGAACGGCATGATGTGGATACGGTCTACTGGCTTACCAGCTTCTGCACAGCGCGCATAGCAGCGACGCCGACGGTGGCCTTCAACAACCCAAACACCACCTTCATCACGTGCGATAACTTCCAGCGGAGGAACAGAACCGCCGTTCATCAGATAGTTGAAAAGGTCATCATCTGCCTGGCGGGTACGCTCATCATCTTCACGTTTGTTGAAACCTTCCCGCACATGGATTTGGTCAAGGCTGATAAACATCCCGGTATCGGTACGTTTGATGGTCCCGTCACGTGTCATTTGCTTGAATGAGTTAGCCATTAGAGAGCCACCTCGTTATTTTGGGAAATGACGACGGTAGACAACTCACGCAGTTCTCGCTGGGCTTCCAGTAAATGCATATTGGTTCTGCTCTTCGTGTGGCGTTCAACAATGCGGTCACACTCTTTGGCCCAGCTTGCGACATCTTCACGCAAGGTGACGTTCTGAACAGCCAGTTCCTTACGCTGAGCCATCGCTTCACAAAGCGCGACGCTGGTATAGTCCAGGCGGTTAGCCAGTTCGGACATAACTCCGCGATAAGCTGGCGGAAGAAGAGGGGAGGCCTTACGCGCTGCGTCGATCAGCTGCTCCATGGTCATACGTGGTGGTAACTCAGATACGTTTTCAGTGTTTTTCATGGTTAGTTTCTCCGTTATACATGCGCTCTGCACAGCGCGAAAAATCAAAAATATAATTAAAGATTTTGCCTTTATTACCGATTATATTTTTGCTCTCTCTCATTCATTTAATTTAACAATCAATGGTCAATGTAATGTCTAAGAAAAAACTAGAGGTTCCTTTTGAAGGAAATGATCAATACTATGAAGGCATTCGCGGCCTTATGATCAGTTCTATTTGTTCAGTGTTTGGCGTTATCCTATATGCTGCCTTATTGGGTAAATTAACATTGAGCAGTTTTAGCCTTGATACAATGGTCGCTTTGCTTGGTTGGGCATTTGTATGTTTCGTAATCTGGATAGTTTCTTTCAAAAGAACTAATCGAGTACTGATTTCTTTTACAGATCCTACACCTCGACCAAGAGTGGCTGGTTTTTTCTTGATCCTTCTTTACATCGTTATTGGTACTTTTTGTGCTCTTTTCTTCGACGCTTTGACAATGTTAGATAATCCATCAACCACAGTTGATGATTTTTGGAAAACATTCAAAGCATTCCTGATCACCGCAGGATGTATGTTCGTGTTCCTATTTGCTTTCAGTAATTACGCAGTAAATAAGGTTGCCCCTTTAAAAGCATCTGAATGATTTTTGTTAAAGAGCTAAGCGTCCTTTGGGGCGCTTTTATTTTATCGGCACTCTCCTCGTCTCTTCCGAGGTGTCACACCTGATCGCCACGCTGGTGAAACGTCTCTGGCTGTCGTACTTGCCTGGCTTGCACATTCCGGCTACCCGCTGGATCTGGATACTTGAAGGAATCCCCGGACCGCTGCGGCACATGTGCCATATGCCGTACAACTTACTACCACACCGATACAGGTAACTGTCAGTACCTGGGGTGTGATTAAAATGTAGGATATCTTACTTTGATGTGTCAATACTAAAAGTAGGAAAACTTACATGCAGGATGAAAAAAAACCGACACGAATGTCGGTCTTAAGAGGGGGAAGATATTAGAGGTCAGTTACTACTTGTTTTACCACACCGACAATTTTGCAGTTACCATTGACTTCCATTACGCGGTAGTTAGGGTTTAACGGTACCAGGTATTTTAATGGCCCATCAATAACAAACTTTTTGAGAGTGGCCTCAGCAGAACCAACAATCTGAGCGACAACAATTTTGCCATTAACTTCTTGTGGGCTGCCGTAATCGGGGTCCACCACAACAAAGGAGCCTTCAGGAATACTTGGTGCTCCATTCGGGTTTGTCATAGAGTCGCCACGAACACGTAATGCAAAACCTTCATCAGATAAGTTGGCAGTAGTGAATATCCATTCGGAAATATCGTCCTCAGTAATGGGAGCACCACTTTCTGTCCATTCCCCAGCTTGAACCCAAGATAGGATAGGAATTTTCTTTACTCCGAATTTCTCAGTCGGCTTGTAAAGAATTTCGTCACAGTCTGGATCACCTTGTCCTGTAATAATCCACTGAGGGTTAGTTTTTAAGGCAGCCGCCAGCCCCTGTAGGTTAGATCCTCCAGGTTCATAATCACCAGACTCCCATCCTGTGACTGTTACTCGGTTTACACCAATCAACTTGGCGAGAACAGCCTGGGTGAGCTTTAGCTCTTTGCGTCTTGCGCGGATGCGTTCATTCATTTTCATGTAGGCAATCCTACCATTTTATGATGTAGGAATCCTTGACCTTTAAATGTAAGATATCCTACTATCATGATGTGTGTTTCCCTTACATTTGAGGCAAAAATGAAAAAAGATGATGTGGTTTCTTACTTCGGCAGCGTGGGGAACGTAGCCAAGGCTTTAGGGATTTCCCATGCATCAGTATCTGGGTGGGGTGAAGTAATCCCAAAAGGCAGGGCATTTGAGATTCAGGCACTAACTGCTGAAAAGCTGAAAGTTGATCCAACCCTTTACGCTAAGCCTAATCAAAACGCTGCTTAATTTTAACTACCAAAGGAAAAACAACATGGTAGAGCCAAGCCTGAAAGAAGTAGTTAAAGCGATGTGCAAAACGTACCCAGGAGGCCGCGAGGCTATGGCCGGTGCTCTTGGCATGTCAGTAACGCAGTTCAACAACAACCTGTACGAGAAGAACGGCTGCCGCTTCTTTGAAGTGAACGAGCTGGAGGCCATGGAAGACATCTCGAATACGTCCCTCCTGGCAGATTACTTTGCCCGTCGTCGTGGTGCGCTGCTGGTGGACGTTCCTCAACTTGAAGACCTTGATCGTGTCGACCTGTTTGATCGTGCCATGAGAACGTCAGCAGCGCGTGGACGTGTTGATACCGTGATCCAGAGAGCTCTCGAAGATGGAG